GTAAAACTAGAGTAATTGATTTTATAGGTAACTCTAAAAAAGCTGTAGCTGATTTTTATATTAAATTAGAAAAAGAATTAAAAACTAAAAAAGTAACTTTAACAATTGAATAATATGAATAATATTCCTGAGCCAATTAAAAATGTTTTAGATGAAGCTGCTAATCAGTATTCATCAAGTCCTTCTACTACTAATGCAGGTTTTTTCTTACGTTTAGTATGTAAGTTTATTAAACCAAGTACTATTATTAAAATGTTTGCTCACAAACTAGGATAATAATTTAATTTATAAATGCCACTTTAATTAGTAGCTTTTTTATTTATAATTATAAGTTAAAAACAATTTATTTAACATTTGTTAATAACATAGTTTTTTTAAATTCATTTTTTTTCTATAAATTTGTGCTATAATTTTAACACAAAGAAATATAATGAAATTAGAATATATAGTTAATTGTAAGTACTATGGTGTTTCTAAAGTATATAATAAAGTTTTCTATTCAGATAAAGAATATTTTAACTTTAAGGAATGGATAACACATAAGAAAGGATATACTAATGTTAAGTTTCTTAAAAAAGTAGTTCAAGATAGATCTATATCTCCACTTCAAGTTAAATTAGAAAGAAAAAATACAAAAGATAAATTAAAACAATACTTATTACATAATAAAAAAGAAGTATTATTTTTTAAGTTTATATATTGTTTAATACATAATGAAGAAATAGTTTATGTAGGTAAAACAATTAATATACAGAATAGAATCTTAGAACATAAAAAAGATAGTACTAAGGTTTTTGATAGTTTTTCTGTAATATCTCAATTACCAAACGAAATACCAGATAACGAATTACTTGCTTTAGAAGAAAAGTACATTAAGTTATTAAAACCTAAATATAACATTATACATAATAAAGTATAAACAAATTTGCTTACATTTGTACTATGAAAGCTAAAACAAAATCACAACTAGTAAAAGATTTAGATGCAGTATTTAGCAAGTATATTAGATACTCTAATTCTAAAAATGGATATTGCACCTGTATTACTTGTGATAGAGAATATGAAGTAAAAAAAATACACTGTGGCCATTTTATGAGTAGGCAATATATGAGTACTAGGTGGGATGAAAGAAATGTAGCTCCACAATGTTATGGATGTAATGTAATGCAACAGGGTAAACAATTCGAGTTTAGCTTAAAAATAGGAAAAGAACTATCAGAAGAATTATACTTACTTTCTAAACAAACTAAAAAATGGAGTTTAGATGAAATAAAAGATATGATAGAACAATATAAAGACAAATTAAAAGAATTTTCTTAGTTTTCATAGTAATTTTGTTTGTGATTGGGTAGCTTAACGGCTACCCTTTCTTTTTGCAATGTGTTAAAATTATGTTAAAGTATTAATACTTAGTTTGATATTAAAAAAATAGTTATATATTTGCTTCATAATTAAAAATATATACTATGAAAGATTTAATTGATTACCAAAGATTTCAAGTAGAAGCATTACAAAGAAAAGTTTGCGACCTTGAAAGTAAATTAAACGAAGTTAAAACCTATGTTTTTGAACTTTGTGAGGATGACTGTCCTAATGACTACAAAACAATTATTAAACAACAACTTTACGAAATTAGCAAGTAATGAAATTATTACACGAAAAACTAAGCAAAATCCAAGTAGAATTTAAATCGAATAAGAGTAAATTTAATTCATTTGGTAAGTACAATTTTAGAAGTGCAGAAGATATCTTAGAAGCACTAAAACCATTTAATGAAAAGTATGGTGTATATTTTACTATAAATGAGGAATGTTTATTTTATGGTGATATACCAACTATTTCTTCAGCAGCAACTATACACGATATTGATGGTGTACAAGAAATTAAAGCTACTGCAATAGTAGGAGTAGATTTAGCACAGAAAGGTATGCAGATTCCACAAGCTTTTGGTTCAGCTTCTAGTTATGGTAAAAAGTATGCTTTAGGTAACTTATTACTTATTGACGATACACAAGATGCAGATGCAACTAATACACACGGAAAAGAAAGTAAACCAGAAGTTAAAGAAAAAGAGTTATCTTGGTTGAATAAAAATACACCTGAATTTACACAAGCTATTGAATATTTAAAAAAAGGTGGTAAATTAGCAGCAATAGAAACTAAATATAAATTATCAAAATCAGTAAAAGACGAACTATTAAAAATTAAATAAATAACAATTAAATTAAAAATTATGAGTACATTATTAAACATTGGAATTAAACAACAAGATGGAAGTTATAAAAATTATACTTTATCTTTAAATGATGAAACTAACGGATACGGACAAAACGTATCAGTATGGGAATCACAAACTAAAGAACAACAAGCTGCAAAAGAACAAAGAAACTTTGTAGGTAACGGAAAAGTAGTTTGGACTGATGGGAATGTTAAAGTAGCTGATAAAGTTGTAACTAATACAGAACACAACAACGCTAGAAACATTAAAGTAAATGGTGCTGAGGTAGTTGCTGATTTACCATTTTAATTTATCAAGGGTAGTGTAAAAGCTACCCTTTTTTTAAACAAAAAACTATGAAAGTAACAGATAAAATAACAATAACAAATGAGGATAATATGCTGCTTATGGCTAGATATCCTGATAAATATTTTGATTTGGCTATTGTAGATCCACCTTATGGAATTAATGCAGAACAAGGAACTAATAGAAAAAGTAGAAAACAATTTGCAGATAAAAAAAGTGGATGGGATTCAAAACCACCTGAATTAAAATATTTCAATGAATTAATTAGGGTATCAAAAAATCAAATTATATGGGGTGCAAATCATTTTATAGAATTAATACCTAATGCAAATAGTAAAAGTTGGTTAGTTTGGGATAAAAAAAACCCAGAAAGAAATTTTGCAGATGCAGAATTAGCTTGGTGCTCAAATTTAGAAGTAGTTAGAATAATTAATTTAAAAAGAGTACAGGAATTAAATAGAGATGATAATGGTAAAATTCACCCAACACAAAAACCTGTAGCTTTATATAAATGGATGTTAGATAAATATGCAGAAGAAAACTTTAAAATATTAGACACACATTTAGGATCAGGTAGTATTGCAATAGCTTGTCACGATTACGGATATGAACTTACAGCCTGTGAACTTGATAAAGAGTATTACGAAAAAGCAATACAAAGAATAACTAACCATACTAACCAACAAAAACTTTTCTAAATATGTTAGCGAATTTATTAGATATACAAAAAAACATTTTAGATGTTAAATATGGTAGAGTTAAAGAAGGACTTAAAATTAACATACCAGAATTTGACGAACATATTAGATTTAAACCTGCAAACTTTAACGTAATTATAGGACACGCAAACGTAGGAAAAACTACAGTTATACTTTACTTAATGACTATGTACACTATAAAGCATAATATTAAGTGGTTAATATTTTCAAGTGAAAATACATCAACTTCAGTAGCTAGAAAAATACTAGAATTTGCTAGAAATAAAGCAATACAGCAGATGACTGATGATGAAATAGAATATGGTTTAAATTGGGTATTACAGCACTTTAAAATTATTGATGTAGATAAACTATATACTTACAAAGATTTGCTTAAAGAAGCTAAAGAAATATACTCTGAATGGACTTACGATGGTTTACTAATTGATCCTTATAATTCACTTGCAAAAGATAAAGATTTAATGAAAAATGTAGGTAGCCACGAATACGATTACCAAGTAAGTAGCGAAATGCGTTTATTTTGTAAAGAAAATCAAATATCTATTTGGTTAAATACTCACGCTGTTACAGAAGCTTTAAGAAGGGTACACCAAAAAGAACACGAATACAACGGCTTACCTGTACCACCAAATATGGCAGATGTAGAAGGTGGTGGTAAATGGGGTAACAGAGCAGATGATGTATTTACTATTCATAGATATACTCAGCATCCTACAGATTGGATGATTAGCGAAGTACACGTTAGAAAAGTTAAAGAAGTAGAAACAGGTGGCAGACCAACTTCAATAGATGCACCTATTAAATTAAGAATGATGCCTAACAATATTGGCTTTACTTACGCAGGTATTAATTTACTTCAAGCAAAAAATATTAAAGGTTTAGATTTTTAGTTATCTACTTATTAAAAATTAATTTATACATTTGAACTATGGAAAAAATCACAATTAAAAATCATTTAAACGATTTACAATTAAGCACTAGCAGAATGTTAGTTTATCACTCTGATAATGCAGAGCTATTAACCTACTTTAAAAATGTAACTTTTAAGTTACAAATGATAGAGGAGTTAATTAATGCAGAAGATAGCTTAGATTTCGCAGTTATTGAAGAAGCATTTAAAACGATTTTAAAGCAAGATAATGAATTAACTAATATAGAAATTAATATACAGGTTAAACCCGCTTTAAAAGAAATAAAAATAGGTAAAATTAAAGCTAAACTATTCAATTATGATATTGCTTATTAGTATTTTAATATTTTCTCTTATAACTTGGGCAGTGTACTCAGGTAAAGAGCTTCAGTTTGCAATTATTCACGGCTTTATGATAGGTTTTTTATATGATGTAGATCAACAAGAAGAAGAAAACTACCACACTATACAAGTATTACTAGGTATTTTATCAATTAATATTTTATGGGAATCTTAGAAAAAGTTTCACAGTACCAAGATTACTTAGTTGAGTTAGCTTCTGTATTTGATGCTGATTTTGCTGAAGATATTGTACAAGAGTTTTATCTTTTACTGCATAAGTATAAAATTACTGAAGAACAAATGTTTACTAATGGTAAATTAAATAGAGGTTATTGCTTTATTATTATTAGAAACATACATTTTCAGATTTACAATATAAAAAAAAGGATAACTAAATGCGAACTAAACGAAGAAATTTACAATATGGTAGATGATTTCGATTTAGAAAAAGAGCTAGATTGGAACGAATTTAGAACTAAAGCAGAATCTGAGGTAAATAACTGGGATTGGTACGATAAAAAACTATTTTCTATTTATAGAGATTCTAATATAAGTATTAGAGGACTAGCAAAAGAAACAGGAATAAGCTTTGTAAGTATATTCCACTCACTAAAAAAGCATAAAGAAAAATTAAAAGAATTACTTAAAGAAGATTACGATAACTTAAAACTTTAAAATTATGGCAAAAGGAAGAAAACCAAAAGGACTAGGTGATACTGTAGAACAAATAACAGAAGCTACAGGTATTAAAGCAGTAGTAGAAGCTTTATCAAAAGCTACAGGAATAGATTGTGGATGTAGTGCAAGAAAAGAATTTTTAAATAAGATTTGGAGCTACAGAAAACCAAACTGCTTAGAGCAAGAAGATATAGATTTTTTACTACCTTATTTTCAGTTTAAAAAAGAAACTTTAACACCAAAAGAACAATGGAGAATTAAAGATATTTATAAAGCTGTATTTAATGAGGTAATACAAGATAGTAATTGTGCTAGTTGCTGGAGAGATACTTTAAACGATTTAAGAAAAGTTTACGAAACTCAGCAGGATGCATAACTGGAAAGAACAAGATCTATTTCTTTGGTTAAAAGAAAATATCTATAAGGACTTGGTTAAATCTAAAAACCAAATGAGCCGATGGGATTGCTACTCACCACAATTCAAACATAGAATAGAATTAAAATGTAGAACAGCACACTACGATAATATGCTTTTAGAAAAAAAGAAATATGATGCTATGTTAGCAGAATGTGAAAAGCATTTAGATATTCCTATTTATGTTAATTCTACTCCAAGAGGTGTTTACTTTTGGAATTTACTAATGGTAAAACCTGATTGGGAAACTAATAACAAAAACCCTGCTTCAACACACTTTAGCTTACGATACAAAGTTTCAAAAGAAGTAACTTATTTAAAAATTAACTCAGAAAACATTTTAAAAGAAATATGAAAACAATAAAACGACGCAATTATATTAATTTCCGTCAACAAACTGACGTAATTATATTAATTTCCGTCATTATGTTGACGAAAATAAGTTTTTTAATTCACATAGATAAATAACAATATGAATATAATACAACTAGAATACTTAAAATCAATTATCTTAGGGCAACTACTTTTAGAAGCTAACGATAATTTAAAAACTACTACACAATACAGACAAAGTTTAAAGAATAGAATTAACTCTTTAAATAAAGATTTAGAAAGTATAGTAAGTGAAGAATATGTTAAGATGCATAAATCAGAGCCTGAAATGCTTTTAAATATAGAAAGAAAGATAGAAAGTTTAGTACATAAACTAGCAACTAAAACAATAGATGAGCTAGTAATGATAGAAGCTATTATAGAAAAGTACGAAACTAATAAAGATTGGTTTTTAGAATACGCAGAAGCTGAATTTTTAAGAATAGAATAATGGCACAGGTAGATATGAGAGCAACCCAGTTACATTACGAAAACAATAAAGGTTACGATGTAATAGATTTTATCAAAGATTATAACTTAAACTTTAATAGAGGTAATATAATTAAATACCTTGCAAGAGCAGGTAAAAAAGATAACGAACTTCAGGACTTAAGAAAAGCTTTAGATTACCTACAAAGAGAAATAGAGCATTACGAAATGTTACAAACTGAATGGATAGAAAACAATAAATAATTTATACTATGCCAATACCACAACCACAACCAAAAGAGAAAGATCAGGAGTTTTTACAAAGATGTATGATAGATGACAAAATGGTAAAAGAATATCCAGACAAAGACCAGCGTTACAGCATTTGTATCGCACAAATTAAGGGAAGCAAATAGCTTCCTTTTTTGTTAAATAAATGTTAAAGTATTTTTTTATTAAAATAATATGTTTACATTTGTATATAATTTAAAAACAAATAACTATGAACAAGCAAGAAATTATTACAAAACTAGAAAGATTATTAGCTTTATCAGAAGCTAGAGAAGATGTTTACTTGGTAGCTAATTTAATGGATATTATAGCTGCTTTAACAAAAGAATTTGATTTAAGTGATATGTACGCACAAGAAGTCAGAGAAGTATTAAATACAGATGAAACTATGAATTTATTAAATAACATTAAAATAAGATAATATGATAACTACATTTGACGGAAAACGTTGGGATAAACAAGAAATATTAGATAATATGTATGATGATAATTTCTACTATGGTTACTTAGGGCAAAACGCTTTAAGTAGTTCAAGTATTAAAACTTTATTATCTTCTCCTAAAACTTATTACTTTACTACTAAATACGGCTCAGGAGAAACACAAGCTTTAAGAGATGGTAAACTATTTCATACAATGGTATTAGAGCCAAACAAATTAGACAATATGATATTTGTAGAAGCTGCTACAAAAGCAAGTAAAGAATACAAACTAGCAAAAGAAACAGGAAAAGAAGTTTATACCAATAGCGAACTAAAAGCAGCAGAAAGATTAACAGACGCTTTGTTTAGAAATGAAGCAGTAAAAGAATACTTAACAAAAGCAGAATTTGAAGTACCACAAATAGCTATGATAGATGGAATACCAATTAGAGCAAAAGCAGATATACTAAAAGGCAATACTATTATAGATTTAAAAACTACTACAGGTATAAAAGATTTTAGATACTCAGCAGATAAATATAGTTACGATTTACAAGCTTGGCTGTATAGAGAAATGTTTGGAGTAGATAACTTTGTATTTATTGCAATAGATAAAGGTAGTTTAGATATAGCTATATTTGAATGTAGTGATGAATTTTATGCTAAAGGTGAAGAAAAGTTTAAACAAGGTATTAGCAACTATAAATACTTCTTTCAAACTGAAGGAGTAGACCTGGACCAATATGTATTAAGAGGAATTTTGTAATGGATAAAGAAAGAATAGAAGAACACTTTAAAATAGCTTTGTATGAAATTGAAAACGGAAGTACAATAGATGAACTAAGAGAAATTATTACAGAGTATGAAGCTGTAGAAGATTATGAAGTTTGTGCTGGTATTTACAGAGCTATTGAAATGGTTTCTTTTATAACTTTAACTATAATTGCAAAACAATTAGGAAGTAAAATAAGATTAAGATTTAAGAAATGATAAAAGAAGAAATAAAAAATAAGGTATTAAATACAATACAAAAAGTAACAGGAGTAGATATAACAACTAAAACACGAAAGTATGAGTTTATAGAAGCTAGAATGATTTACTATAAGCTATTAAGAGATAGAGGCTATTCATTACAAGAGATAGGAGATACACTAAATAAAAACCACGCTACAGTATTACACGGAATTAATGTATTTAACGATATTAAAGATTACGATAAAGATTTAATGGAAAAGTATAGTGCAGCAATACAATTACTAGCAGGAGAAAAGATAAGTAAGTATGTAACTACTGAAGAATTAACTGTAGGTTTTGGTAATTGGTTACTTATGCTAGGAAAAGAATTACCAGTAACATTAGAAGTATACCAACAATTTAAAAAAGAAGCAGGATATGAATAAACAAAATATTTACGATGTAATAGATATACTATATAAACAACCTAAGTGCTACCTATGGGATAAACAATACAACCAATGGGAAGAAGACGACTTTAAATGTTTACAAACTATAGTAGATAATACTTACGATGGTAAGATAAAAACTAAGAAAAGAAAAACAATTACAATACTATCACCAGATAAAGAATTCTATACATTTACTACATATAAAGAAGCAGCTACCTTTTTAAAAGTTAAACTACCTGTAATATCTATAGCAGTAAAGAAAGGATATAATATTAATGGACACAAAATAGTTTAAGATATGAAATATTTATTAATTTGGATGTGTTATGAATTTATAAGGCCTAAGATTATTTGGTTATGGTATTATTTAATAAGTAAAGGACAATAAGATGAAAGAAAAACAAAAGCAATCAGATCTACAAAGAATAAAAAGAGTAATGAACTTCTACTATAATAGAGGATGTAATAAAGAATCAGTAAATGATTTATATAAAAAGATACTTAAACAAAGATATGAAAACATTTAATAGTATTTCAGGTGGTAAAACAAGTGCTTATTTAGAAGTTAATTATCCTAGTGATTATAGAGCATTTTCATTAGTAAGAACAAATGATATTAATTGTTTATTCCCTGATAAAAAATTACGACAAATGGTATCAGATGAATTAGGAATTGAATTTATAGGAACTTTAGAAGATAATATAATAATAAATACTATTTTTGATTTAGAACAATTTACAGGAAGAAAAATTAAATGGGTTACAGGTAAAACTTTTGAAGAAGTTATAGATAGAAAATCAGGAATACCAAATTTACCTCAACCAATGAGAAGATTTTGTACAAAAGAATTAAAAGTTGATCCATTATTTAATTATTGGAAATCTTTAAATATTGATGCTTGGGAATGTCGTTTTGGTTTTAGAGCAAATGAAACTAATAGGGCAAAAAATACAAATAATAAATTAAATGAAAATGGTTTATTAACCCACAAAGGTATTATAGGAAAATCTAAAAATGGAAATAATATATGGAAATCATTTGAATATCAAAAGCCAAGTTATCCATTAATAGAAGATAATATTTATAAAGATAAAATAGAGTTATTTTGGAAAGATAAACCTGTTCGATTTGCTTGGATGAATAATTGCGTAGGATGTATGCATAAAAATCCTATACTTTTAAAAAAAATGATGGGATTGCATCCTGAAAAATTACAATGGTTTATTGAAAAAGAAAATCAAGCAAAAGTTATGAAAGGTAATACTTGGAGGCAAGATATTACTTATGCTGAAATTCAAAAATGGCAACCTCAATACGAAATGTTTTTTGATGATTTCAATGAATGTGATTCTGGATTCTGTGGAGTTTAACAATTAGTTATTTATATTATTTTTAAATTGAATAAACAAATTAATTCAAATGGAAAATAAAAGAGGTGGAGCAAGAGATGGAGCAGGTAGACCAAGTAAAGCTTCAGAAGTAGCATTAATTGAAAAGCTTACTCCATTAGAGCCTTTAGCATTTGCAGCATTAGAAAAAGGTTTAGAAAGAGGTGATTTTAAATTCACACAATTATTCTATAACTACTATGCTGGTAAACCAAGAGAAACAAAAGATGTAACTCTTACAACTGAACAGCCTATATTTGATTTAAACGATTTAGGCGACCTGTAATAAACGATAATGGAATTTATAGTAACTACTGCTTTAAAGAAGTTATTGAAGCTTAAAAAGCGTATAAAGGTAGTTAGAGGTGGTACATCTGCTTCTAAAACCTTTTCTATTTTACCTATACTAATAGATAGAGCAATTAAAACACCTAAATTAGAAATAAGTGTAGTATCTGAATCTATACCACATTTACGCAGAGGTGCATTAAAGGACTTCTTAAAAATAATGATGGCACTAGGTAGATATAGCGATAATCAATTTAATAAGAGTACACTTAAATACACTTTTGGTAATGGTAGCTATATTGAATTCTTTAGTGTAGATCAACCTGATAAATTAAGAGGAGCTAGAAGAAATGTACTTTATGTTAATGAGTGCAATAATGTAGATTTTGATTCTTACTATCAGTTAGCTATTAGAACAAGTGGTGATATATGGTTAGATTACAATCCAAGTAGTTTGTTTTGGGTAGATAGAGAAATAATAAACCAAGAAGATGTTGACTTCATCACACTTACCTATTTAGATAATGAAGCACTACCTGAAACTATTGTAAAAGAAATTGAATCAGCAAAAGAGAAATCTAAAACTTCTAGTTATTGGGCTAACTGGTGGCAAGTATACGGACTAGGTTTAACAGGCTCTTTAGAAGGTGTATGTATTCCTGATTGGCAAGAAATACAATTACCTGCAGAAGCTAGGTTATTATGTTACGGAATGGACTGGGGTTATAGTAATGATCCTACAAGTTTAATTGCTATGTACAAGTATAACGATGCTTTTATATTTGATGAGTTAGTATACCAAAAAGGTTTACTTAATTCTGATATAAGCGACCTACTTAAAACAAATGAAGTTAACGATATTATTTATGCTGATAGTGCAGAGCCTAAATCAATAGCTGAGTTAAACAGTTATGGGCATAATATATTACCAGTTAGTAAAGGTAGAGATAGTATCGTATATGGGCTTAATTTAATTAATCAAAATAAAGTTTATGTAACATCTAGGAGTAAGAACTTAATAAACGAATTAAGAAACTATGTATGGATGGTAGATAAAACAGGAAACAAATTAAACAAACCTATTGATGCTTACAATCACGCTATAGATGCTATGCGTTATGCACTTACTTCACAATTAGAGAATCCACATAAAGGAAATTACTTTGTATATTAAATGACTTACGGAGAAATAATATCAGTTATACAATGCTACATACACCACAGTACAGGACAGCAAGTAAATATTAACTTACCTAGAAATATAGGTGAGATTAAAAAGATGAAAGCTATGTATGAAGTAGCTATCCAAATGTTAAAGTTTTGTTAAAGTTTTTTTAGTTTAAAATATTGTTTGTAGTTTTACACCATAATTAAAAACAAAAACTATGAAATACTTTTTACAGAACAAACGACCACAGCTTACATTTGCTTATTTAGTGTTAATCTATGTAATAATTCAAATAGCTAGAATATGATAGATCCTACAGAAACTTGGACAGGTGATTGGGAGTATAGCAACGAAAGAAACTTCTGGCACAATCAGGACTTTGAAAGTGATGAAGCTAAGATATATGTTAAAGAACTAGAAGCTAAAATATCTAGCACAAGAAAAGAACTAACTAAGCTTAGAGATTATTTTAAAACAACCAATCAAATATTACTTACAAATGAACTTGAAGGAATACTTAAAAGACTACAATAAAACAATGGAAGCTTTTAAATGGTGTATAGAGAATGGTATTACTATTTACCCTATCTGCTTACAAGAGTTTTATATGGAAGGCAAAAGAAAGATAAACAAAGTAAAGATAGAAATAAATATAAACGGAAGTAAGATACAGGGTAAACAAATATACAAGCAGGATCAGGAACTGCACAATAAAATAAACGAATTATATTTGCATTATAAAAACAGAGCTTCATAATTAGTAGGTTAAATTTTGTTTGGTTAGGGTAGTCAGAAATGGCTACCTTTTTTACTTTATACAAATAGCTAGATTAATTATTTTTAAAATAAAAATGAAAGTAGAAATTAATGTACCTGAAACTTTATCTGAAGTAAAATTAGAACAGTATCAAAAGTACGTTAAACTTATAACTGATAATGAAGCTTCTGATTTTGTAAATCAAAAAACACTAGAGATATTTTGTAACCTACCTTTAACAGATGTTATTAGAATTAGTTATAGTTCAGTTGATGAAATACTAACACACTTAAATAGTTTGTTTTCTAAAAAGTATTTTCTTAAACCTACATTTGAATTATACGGAAAAGAGTTTGGTTTTATTCCTAACCTAGAAGAAATTACATTTGGTGAATATATAGATTTAGATACTTATTTAAAAGATACTTCTACTTGGCACAAAGCTATGGCTGTGTTATATAGACCAGTTAAAAAGAAGATAAAAAATATGTATCTAATAGAAGATTATAACGGCTCTGATAAATACGCTGAAGTAATGAAAGATAGTCCTTTAGATGTTATGCTAGGTGCTATGGTTTTTTTTTACACTTTAGGCAGCGAATTACTGAACGATACGATGGACTATTTACAAGCTCAGAAGCTGGAACGATTGGAGATTACTCAAGGGAGCAACAATTCTCGGCTAAATATGGATGGTATCAATCAATCTATGGAATCGCTAAAGGAGATCTCACAAAGTTTGATATGGTTACCAAGCTTCCATTACACCAATGCTTAACTTGGTTAACATTTGAAAAAGAAAAAACAGAAATAGAAATAGCAAACATAAAAAGAAATGGTATATAATTTAATTGAAACTATAAAAGGAGCTTTAATAAACGAGCCTTTTTGCAATACAGTAACAGAAGGTGATATATTTCAAGTTGATTTAAATAAACGCACTATATTCCCTTTAACGCATATTATAGTTAATTCTTCAACGCATCAAGGTAATGTTATTTCTTTTAACGTTACAATGCTTTGTATGGATATGATAAACCAAAAAGAGCAAGACAATAAAGTGGATATTTGGAATACTCAGCATTTATTAGCTACAAGAGTTTTAGATATTTTAAACAGAGGTGATTTAAGAGATGGTACTTACGAGTTAACTGGCAACCCAAGTTATGAGCCTTTTACTGAAAGATTTGAAAATGATTTAGCAGGATGGGCAGTTACATTTGATATTCAAGTTAGAAACAATATGAGTATATGTTAAAACTAGAAGAAACGCAAAAGTATTTAAATGGTTTTGCTAAGTATGTTATACAACAATCTAGGAGTAACTTAACTAAGCAAGGTAAGAACGTAAATAAAAAGCTTTACGATAGTTTAGATAGCGAAATAGAAGTAAGTGCTAATAGTTTTAGATTATCTTTCTTAATGGAAGATTATGGAGCATTCCAAGATAAAGGAGTTAGTGGTACAAAAAAGAAATATAACACACCATTTAGCTACAAATCTAAAATGCCACCTGCAAAACCTATAACTGAGTGGGTTAAAAAAAGAGGGTTTCAGTTTAGAAAGAAAGATGGTAAGTTTATGAGTTACCAACAAACAAGTTATTTAGTTAGAAGTGCAATTTACAAGAATGGTATTAAGCCTAGTTTGTTTTTTACTAAACCATTTGAAGCAGCATTTAAAAGATTACCAGATGAATTAGTAGAAAAGTTTGGTTTAGATATAGAAAATTTAATGAAACATAGTTTAAAAAATATAAAATAATGAACATATTTAATTGTAGAAGTCCGTATATAATTAGAATTGATGGTGATTCAGCACAGGTTGCTACTAAAATAGAGTTGTTTATTTGGAAGGTAGGAGAAAGTGAGCCAACTACACCAACTAAAACAATAGAGAAAACTAAATATAGTGATACTCAGTATATCAACTATTATAATATATCTCCATTTGTTTACGATTTGATTAATACATTTGCAGAGCCAACTTATGCTTTTGCTTATAATATTAGATATAAATTATATTATAAAACTACAGGAGATTATTCTTTACTTGAAGATGAAACTTTAATTAGTGTTTGTGGCTATAATGCTTATAACAATCCTAATTATATTTGGTCAACTTCTATAGCTTTATTAACTAATTATGGTAGCACATTAGATTATATTTATGATAATAGTATGATGCCGAATTTAGATTTTATAATTGATTTTGCTGCTACTGTTAATGATATAAGATTTGAATGGATTAGTACTGAATTTGTAGAAGATCATAATGAAATATTTACCTATAATATTGATTATATAAATGATGGCTCTTTATTTGCAGATAGAGTTCAAATGGTACAAAACGCATCAGAAGGAATTTTAGTTAGTACAGAATTTAATATTTATTATTATGATGGTGATACTTATACATCAATTTATCAATGTGTATTAACTCCTATTTGCGAAAATAAATATACTCCTTTAGGATTAAGATTTGTAAATAGAAAAGGTGGAGTACAGCAGCTTACTTTATTTAAAAATAATACTAAAACTATTGATGTTAAAGCTTCAGATTATAATACTAATACTTTTACAGAAGGTTATCCAGTTTACGATCAAACCTTAGGGCAAAAAAGAGTATTTAATAAAAATGGTAATGTAACTGTTAAAGCTAATACAGGTTGGTTAAATGAAAGTGAAAATATAAACATACAGGATATTATGTTATCTGAAATGCTTAGTTTGACTTCTGCAAATTCTGATTATGCTTATGGAGCTGTAACATTAAAGTCAAGTTCTCAATTAATGAAAACGCATTTAAACGAGAAAGTAATTAACTATGAGTTAGAGTTTGAAGTAGCAAGTAGTTTAATAAATAATGTAGTATAATGGTATCAGTTGAAATTTATATTAAAGTAGGGGAAGAATACAAGCGATTAGATTTGTTTAAAGATGAGAAGATAAGTTTAACTTCATCTATTCAAAATGTAAATGATTTAAGCAAGGTATTTACCGATTATTCAAATTCCTTTACTTTACCTGCATCAAAAGCAAATAACCAAATATTTAACTATTGGAATGAATCAGGAGTTAATGATGGTTTTGATCAAAGAATAAGATACGATGCAATAATAGAAATAAATACAATACCATTTAGAAAAGGTCAAATACAAATAGAAAAAGCAAACGAAAAAAATAATAGAGTTGAAAGCTTCTCAGTTACTTTTTATGGTAAAGTAAAACAGATTAAAGATTTATTTAAAGAAGATAAATTAAGTATCTTAGATTATAGTAGTATTAATCATAATTACGGATATAATGAAGTTAAAGATAGAATAGATGGTACTATTGATGATGGAGTATGTTATCCATTAATAGGAAACCAAAATAAATATGAATATTTAACAGGAACTTCAAATGATATTACTTTAGGTGGTACTCCTACAAGGTCAATAGTATATACTGATTTATTCCCTGCTATTCCTGTAAATAAAATATTTGAATTTATAGAAAATAAATACAATATAACTTTTACAAGTAGTTTATTTACTTCTTCATATTGGACTGATTTATATTTATATTGTAAGAATATAGAAAAAACTGATGCATATAGTTTTATTTCAAGAGTTAATTTTAATACAACTACTCAACCTAGAAATATAAATGTTACAAATGATACTTATACTATTGATTGGGTTGTAAATGATGGTGTTACAAATTGTACTTCTCAAACAATTTTTTTAGTTATTTATCCAAGTATTACAAATATTCCTTATAGATTAAAAGTATATACTTCTGCAGGATTATTAGCAGTTTATAATAATTTAATAGGTAATGCAGGTATTGATTTATTTACATATTTACAAAATCATAATATAACTTATACGATGTGGTTTGAAATTGAATCTACTGCATCATTTTCTTATACTTCACATTTACAAGAAGAAAAATATTATGGTAGTGTTTTTACAAGTTGGGGGCAACAAATAAATACTGCAGATGGAAGCAACCCAACATCAACACAAATTATACAAATTGGTACTTTAGTACCTACAATGAAAATTATTGATTTTTTTAATGGAATAATTAAAATATTTAATTTAACTATAACAGCTATTAGTGAAACTGAATTTAATTTAGAGCCATTAGAATTTTATTATAATTATGGTAAATATATAGATATTAATAATTATGTAATTAATGATAGCGTAGATATAGAAAGAACAAAACTTTACAAAAAATTATCATTTTTACACGAAAAAAGCGAGAACATATTAAATAATTTTTTTAGAAATAATTTTAATAGGGGTTATGATTATGGAGATTTATTATATGAAGATGAATTTTCAAATGAATCTTCTACTTATGAAATTAAAACTCCTTTTGAAGATGTAATGTGGGAAAGAAACCCTGTTGATGCAAATTTTTTAACTTCTTCTTTAATTGATAAAGATTTAAAACCATATAAACCTAAACCTATTTTAATGTATAAAAACAATATAGGTGGTGATGCTACAACATTAGCTATTCCAATTAAATTATTTGATGGTACTAATTACAATGATTTACCTAGATATGTTAGATTTTCAAATGAATTATATTTAAATGGAAGTATTGGAACAATTAATTTTAATTCTGAACAATCAGTATGGGACTCAAACTCAATAACAAATAATTCTTTATTCAATTTATGGTATAGAAATTATATTAGTGGGTTATATAATATTAGATGTAGAATAGTTAAATTAAAATCTATTATACCTGTTACAATGCTATCAGATATTAAATTAAATGATAAAATAATTTATAAGGACAAAAAATATATTATAAATCAATTTACTTCAGATTTAACTACAGGAGAAGTAGATTTTGAATTAGTATCTGATTTTAGAGAAATAACAAATCAAACTAATGCAGGTGGAAGATTTGCAATTCAACAAGATTTTAATATTGATAATACTGCACAAGATTTAGAAGTTACTATTTTAAAATTAGATAGTGAATATTATGATGTTAAATATGCTCCTACTTCATACGATAGTTCAGGTAATTATGCAGATGATACTTTTATAGTACCTATAGATGCAAATGGAACAGGAAATGTAGCTTTTAAACAAATAGAAATAACATATCATAATCCTGATTACAAACAATACATAAACATTATACAAAATGCTTAAAAATATTTTAGATTTATTAAAACTTCAAAAAGGTTATGGATCTACAGAATCTATAGCAATAGCAAAAGGAGTAAATAAAATACCAGAAACAACAAAAGAACTAAAACAATACTTTAAAAGATTAGCAAATGGCAATAACTAAGACAATAGAAATAGATGTAAATTCTAATAAAGCTGAGGGAGAGGTAAAAGACCTTATAAAAGGTTTTGAAACTTTAAACGATTCTATTAAAGATGTAGGTAAAACTGGTGCTAAGGCTTTAGATAATATAGAAAAGAATACTAAAGAAGCAGAAAAATCTACTAAAACATTAGCAGAAGGTTTTAAATCTACAGGTGTTGCTATGAAAGCTATGGGTATTGGGCTTATAATAAGTGCATTTTCTATGCTTAAAGATATATTTATGTCTAATCAAAAAGTAGCTGATACGTTTAGTGCAGTTATGGGTACTGTTGCTAATGTATTTACTCAAGTTACAAATATTGTAGTTTCTGTAATTGAAAAAGTAAGTGCTTCTACAGGTGGTTTTAAAGCTCTTAGTGCTGTAGTTAGTGGTTTATTAACTTTATCTTTAACTCCGTTAAAACTTACGTTCTATGCTCTTAGTTTAGCTATTGATGAAATTAATTTAGCTTGGGAGCAAAGTATATTTGGAGATGGAGATCCTACAAAAATTAAAAAGTTAACTAAAAGTATTGATGAAACTAAAGACACTTTAAAAAAGGTAGGTAACGATGCAGTAGAAGCTGGTAAGAAAGTAGCTGTTAATATTGGTGATGCTATTGGTGAAGTAGGTGCTGTAGTAGAAGGTACTATTGATGGTGTTAGTAAAATATCTATTAAAGGAGCTTACGAACAAGCTAAGGCAAATGTACAATTACAAAATACTGCAAAATTAGCAGAAGCAGAACAAGCTAGATTAGTAGAACAATATGATAGACAAGCTGAAAAATTAAGACAAGTAAGGGATGATGATAGAAATAGTATTGCAGATAGAATAGCTGCTAATGAAAAATTAAAAAATGTTTTAAATAATCAACAAGCTGCTATGTTAGGTCAGGCTGATGCTCAAATATCTGCAGCAAAAGCTACACTTCAACAAAACAATAATATAGAAAACCAAGTAGCTTTAACTAATGCTTTAGCAAATAGAGAAGGTGTACTTGCACAAATTGAAGGTTTAAGATCGGAACAACAAGCAAACAATTTAGCTTTAAGTAAAGAGGCTTTAGATTTAACTAAAAGTAAAAATGAAGCAGAAACTCAATTAGCAATAGAGCAAAAACAATTCAACGCTGAAAGATTAAAAGACGAAGAAGCTATTTTATTAGCTCAAAAAGATGCTTTAGAATACAGCAAAAAGGTAGAACTTGAAAGATTACAAAACGTAATAGATTCAACTAAAGCAGGTACTCAGGCTAGAGTAGATGCAGAGAATGAATATGCTGCTAAAAAGCAAGAAGTAGAAAATGCTTTAACTACTAAACAAGATGAAATAGATACTTATAGATTAAATAAGAAAATAGAGAATCAACAATTAGTAGCAGATAACGAAGCTTTAAATTTTCAAACTAGATTAGAAGCTTTAACTGAGCAAGAAAGATTAATAACTGAAGCTACCAATATTTCGGAAACAGAACGTACAGCATTATTAAAAGCGAATGCAGAAGCTAGAACTGAAATAGCAACTAAAGAAAAGGAAGCTAAATTAAAATTAATGGATGCAGTTTCTAGTGGTTTATCTATGGCTGCAGGTGAACTTGGAGAGGCTACTGCTGCTGGTAAAGCTGCTGCTGTTGCTGCTGCTACAATATCTACCTATACTGCTATTGCAGGTCAATTACAAGCGTTTTCTAAAGTTCCTATTCCAGGTTATGCTATTGCTCAGGCTATTGTAACAGGTGCTACAGGTTTACTACAAGTTAAAAAGATTTTAGAAGTAAAAACTCCTGAAGGTGGAGGTGGTGGATCTGCCCCAAGTATTGGAAGTGCAGGTGGTGGTGCTGCTGCTCCTGCTTTTAATGTAGTTGGTGCAGGTGGTGCTAATCAAATTGCTCAAGTAATGAATAATCAAGGAATGCCACCAGTTCAAGCTTATGTAGTTGCTAGTAATGTAACATCAGCACAAAGTTTGAATAGAAACATAGTAAACAACGCTACTTTAGGCTAAATAACAATTTAATATAATATTAATTTTTAAATAAAAACTAAATGAATTTAATTGAATTAATTATAGACGATAACGAAGAATTACAAGGTGTAGAAGCTATTAGTGTAGTAGAATCACCTGCAATAGAATCGGACTTTGTAGCTTTAAAAACAGAAGAAGTTAAACTTGCTGAGGTAAGTAAAGAAAAACGTATCTTAATGGGTGCTGTATTAATACCTGAAAAACCTATCTATAGAAGAAATGGAGATACTGAATATTACATTTATTTTTCAAAAGATACAGTAGTAAAAGCATCTCAATTATTTTTAAAGAAAGGTAATCAATCTAATAGTACTTTAGAACATCAAAAAGCTATTGAAGGGTTAACAGTAGTTGAAAGTTGGATAGTAGAAGATTTAACTAAAGACAAATCTGCTTTATATAATTTAAGTGTACCTGTAGGTACTTGGATGGCTTCTATAAAAGTTGATAATGATGAAATTTGGAATGACTTTGTAAAAACAGGTAAGGTAAAAGGATTTTCACTTGAAGGATATTTCGCTGATAAATTAGAATCTAAAAAAGAGTTAAGCAAAGAACTTACAGAAGAAGAAAGTTTAATAGAGCAAATTAAAGAAGTATTAAGAAACTATGAAAATTAGTTTTGATTACGATGAAACTATCTCAACTAAAAAAGGTGGAGATTTAGCAAGGCAATTAATTGCTGATGGTAATGAAGTTTATATTATATCTGCTAGAAATTTAAAAGTAGGTATGATAGATAGAGCTAAAAGTATTGGAATACCTATAAGTAGAGTATACGCTACAGGTAGTAATAAAGAAAAGATAGCTAAAGTTAAAGAATTAAATATAGATACTCACTACGATAATAATAGTGATGTAATAAAAGAGTTAGGATCAATAGGTAAATTATTCACTAATTAAAATAAAAATGAAAAAAACAAAAAGTAAAACAAGCCCAGAAGGTGGGAGAAGAGGTTGTCTATGTAATGACGGAACTTATAAATCAGAATGCTGCAACGGAGATTTACAAAATCAAGGTGTAGGAACTTTAGTAAGTCAAGGTGTAAGTGAAGTAACTAATACTAACCAAGCTAGAGTAATAAGTAACTCAAGAGGTTAAAAATATAACAAATAAATAATTGTTAATTTTAAAATAAAGTATTTAACTAAATTAAATATAAATATGTCAAATGTAATTAATCAAATCAAAACCATTTTGGGAATGGAAGTAAAACTTGCCCAAATGAAGTTAGATAACGGAACGGTTTTAGAAGCTGAGGCTTTCGAAGCAGGTATGCCTATTTTCATCGTTAATGGTGAAGATAGAGTAGCTCTACCTGTAGGTGAGTATACCTTAGAAGATGGTATGATGCTTATTGTAACAGAAGAAGGTATTATTGCTGAAATTAAAGAAGCTATGATGCCACAAACTGAAGCAGAAATGCCTGAAGTAGAAGTAGAAGTTGAACAAGAAATGTCAGAAACTTCAACTCCTAAAAAAGTTATCGAATCTACAATTAGAGAATCTCACTTTTCTAAAGAAGAAGTAGACGCTTTAAAAGCAGAAATCGAAGCTTTAAAAACTGAATTAGCATCTTTAAAAGCTGTTGAAGTAGTAGAGGAAGTAGAATTATCTGCTCAACCTTTAGTACACAACCCAGAAGCTAAATCTGAAGTTAAATTAAACTTATACTCACAATCAAGAACTAGAACTACTTTTGATACTGTGTTAAGTAAAATTGCAAATATTAAATAATAACAAATTAAACATTAAAAAATGGCTACTACAACTAGTATTACAACTACTTACGCTGGTGAATTTGCAGGTAAATATATTTCTGCTGCTTTATTATCAGCTTCTACTATCGAAAACGGTGGTATTGAAGTAAAACCAAACATTAAATACAAAGAAGTAATTAAAAAAATCGCTACTGATGCTATCGTTAAAGATGCAACTTGTGACTTTACTGCTACTTCTACTGTAACTTTAACTGAGAAAATTTTACAACCTGAAGAATTTCAAGTAAACTTACAACTTTGTAAAAAAGACTTCCACTCAGATTGGGAAGCTGTACAAATGGGTTATTCTGCTTTTGATTCTTTGCCACCATCATTTGCTGATTTCATTTTATCTCACGTAGCTGCTAAAGTAGCTGAGAAAACAGAACAAAACATTTGGAAAGGTGTAACTGCTAACGCAGGAGAATTCAACGGAATTGCTACTTTAGTTGCTTTAGATGCTGCTTTACCTGCTGCTCAAGAGGTTGCTGGTACTACAGTTACTTCTTCTAACGTAGTTGCTGAGTTAGGAAAAGTAGTAGATGCTATTCCTGCTTCACTTTACGGAAAAGAAGATTTATATATCTATGTATCTCAAAATATTGCTAAAGCTTATGTACGTGCTTTAGGTGGTTTTGGTGCTTCAGGTTTAGGTGCTAATGGTACTAACGCTATGGGTACTCAATGGTGGAATAACGGAAGTTTATCATTTGACGGAATTAAACTTTTCGTTTGTAATGGTATGGCTGCTAACACTGCTATCGCTACTTTGAAAAGTAATTTATTCTTTGGAACGGGCTTACTTAACGATCTAAATACTGTGAAGTTGCTAGATATGCAAGATTTGGACGGATCAGAAAATGTGAGAGTAGTTGTACGTTTCACTGCAGGTGTACAATATGCTATTGTTGAGGATATCGTAACTTACGGAATCACTAACTCTGCTAACTAATAATTAGCAAACTAACTTAAAAGGGTGGTGCAAAAACACCATCCTTTTTTTTTACTAATAACTTAAAATAAATATATAAATTATGGCTTGTGATATTTCATTAGGTAGAATCGAACCTTGTAAAGATTCAGTAGGTGGATTGAAAGCTGTTTATTTCGTAAATTATGGTGATGCTACAGGGTACACTTACAATGGCACTAATACAGATGTTATTGATGATGTAGCTGGAACTCCAACAGCATACAAATACGATTTAAAAGGTGCTTCTACATTTACACAAAACGTAAATAGCTCTAGAGAAAATGGTACTACATTTTACGAGCAAGTACTTGAACTAACATTTAAAAAATTATCTATTGTAGATAACAAACAACTTAAACTTATGGCTTATGGTAGACCACAAGTTATTGTTGAAGATAACAATGGTAATTTCTTTTATTCAGGTTTAAAACACGGAATGGATGTAACTGGTGGGACTATCGTAACAGGTGGTGCTATGGGAGATTTAAGTGGATATACTTTAACTCTTACAGGAATGGAGCCAGTACCAGCTAACTTTATCGGAGATACTTTAGCAGGTGCAGGGTTTACTGTAGTTTCAGGATCTTAATATTTAATTATATTACTTTTAAAGGGTGGCTAATTGCTACCCTTTTTTAGTTATAACAAATTTGTAGTTTTTTAATTTTTAAAATAAAACAATGATAATACTAAAAGAACAGGAAGGAGTACAAACATTAAAATTAGCAATTAATGGCTGCAGTGCTACTTCAATAGTTTTAGTAGATGAAGAAACTAATTTAGAAACTGAAATTAATTGTGAGTTTTATATATCTGCTTACTATATGGAAATTAATGTAGTATTAGATGTAAAAGAAAATAAATACTATACAGTTAAAGTTAAAAATGATACTGAAGTAGTTTATACAGGTTTAGCTTTTTGTACAAATCAAGATATTGTAGATTACACTATAAACAAAAATGTTTACACAGAACATACTACAGATAACGAATTTATAATTTATGAATAATATCCACATTTTAAATTTAAGTGCTTATACTTCTCCGATAATAGAGGAAAGCAAGAATAAAGATTTTGTACAATATGGTGCAGATAATAACTATTTTCAATACTTAATTGATAGATTTCTTTACTCTAATACTAACCACGCTATTATTACAGGTGTAACTAATATGGTTTATGGTAAAGGTATTGCTGCTACTGATTCTAATAGAAAGCCTGATCAATATGCACAAATGATTTCCTTAATAAAAGGAGATTGTTTAAAAAGAGTAGCTTTAGAAAGAAAGCTTTTAGGAATGGCTGCTATGCAGGTAGTTTACTCAAAAGGTAAAGTTACTAGAATAGACCACTTCCCTATGCAAACCTTAAGAGCTGAAAAATGCAACGATAAAGGAGAGATTGAAGCTTGGTACTATCACCACGATTGGAGTAAATATAGAAATGGTGATGTATTAAAACGTATTCCTGCTTTTGGTTTTGGTAACGGAAACGAAGTAGAACTTTATATAGTTAAGCCTTATATTAGTGGATATTATTATTATACACCTATTGACTATTCAGGTGCTTTACCTTATGCTAAATTAGAAGAAGAAATTGCAGATTATTTAATTAATGATGTAATGAATGGTTTTAGTGGTACTAAAGTTATCAACTTCAATAACAATATACCACCTGAAGAAAAAAGACAAGAAATTGCAAATGATGTTAAGCGTAAATTAACAGGTGCTAAAGGAGATAAAGTAATAGTTTCGTTTAACGCTTCACAAGAGAATAAAACTACTGTAGATGATATTCCTTTAAACGATGCACCTGCTCACTATGAGTATTTATCTACTGAATGTTTTGAAAAGTTAATTGTAGGTCACAGAGTAACTTCTCCAATGCTTTTAGGTATTAGAGATACAGGTGGTGGTTTAAGCAATAACGCAGATGAAATTGAAACAGCAACTAGATTATTTGATAATATTGTTATTAGACCTTATCAATTAGAAATAATAGATGCCTTAGATGTTATTTTAGCAGTTAATGGTATATCATTAAACTTATATTTTAAAACAATACAGCCTTTAGATTTTATCGATGTTAATACTGCTAATGCTACAACTAATGAAGAAGAAACTGGAGTTAAAATGGCTGCAGTATGTTGTGCAAGTGATAAAGATACTTCTGTGGATTTAGCAGATGCTTTAACTGAAAAAGGCGAAGTATTAGGTGCTGAATGGTTTTTAATTGATGAAAGCGAAGTAGATTTAGATGCAGAAGAAGAATTAGATGCAGAAATTAACTTCTTAAACAACAAAGGTAAAAAAGATAAAAATTTACTTTCTAAATTAGTTGATTTAGCTTCTACTATTACAGGTAGACCTAATTCAAGTTCTAATCAAGATGAAAATATAGATGGTATTCGTTTTATTACACGCTATAAATATAGTGGTGATGAAACAGGAGAAAGAGAATTTTGTAAAAGAATGTTAGCAGCTGATAAACTTTACAGAAAAGAAGATATAGAGCAAACTTCTTCTAATGAAGTCAATCCTGGACAAGGTCACAATGGTAATAATTATGATTTATTTCTTTACAAAGGTGGAGTAAATTGTAAGCACAAATGGTTAAGACAAACTTACGTTTCTTTTGATAATGTAAATATAGATGTAAATAACCCTAATGCTACAACTATTTCAACTAATAAAGCAGAAAAATACGGATATAGAGTAAGAAATGATAAAGAAGTAGCTATGAAACCTTACGATATGCCTAATCACGGACACCACCCAAATTATAACAAATAGATATGGCTTACGCACTATTAATTTCTACAGAGGATATTAAAAAGTTTACTATTCTAAATGGTAATTTAGATGTAGATGATTTTATACAATATATAAAAATAGCACAGGATGTTACTATCCAAAATTATTTAGGTACTGATTTATACAATAAATTCCAGGATCTTATAATTTCAGGTGATATTAATGAAGCAGAGTTTTTAAGCTATAAAACGCTTTTAAACACTTATATTAAACCAATGCACATACACTGGAGTATGGTTTATTATTTACCATTTGCATCTTATACAATAGCTAATAAAGGAGTATTTAAACATACTTCTGAGAATGCTAATACTTTAGAGAAGTTAGAAATAGATTATTTAGTAGAAAAGGAAAGAGATATTGCAGAACATTACACTCAAAGGTTTATTGATTATATGTGTTTTCAGCAATCGGAATTCCCTGAGTACACTTCTAATTCAAATGAAGATATGAATCCTGATACAAATAATTTCTATGGAAGTTGGGTGCTTTAAAAAACAAAGAAAGAAAGTAGGTAATTATAAGCCTAAAGAACAAAACAAAGAAAAACTACAAATATTTTTAACTAAGTTAGAAAAAAATGGGACTGAATTTTCAAAATATTAAAGGTGATACTTTCGAACAAGTAAACTTTGAAGTAAAAATAAACGATGTAGCAGTAGATTTAACTGATGCAGTTATTCGTATGCAACTTAGAAAAGAATATGGTGGTGTAATTGCTTTATCTTTAACTTCAGTTGCTAATGCTGGTATAACTATTACATCTCCTGCAAATGGTTTGTTTAAAATAAATAAACAAGTTATAGATGTAGCACCTTATAATTACATTTACGATATTGAAATTCATTTTGATAATGGAGATATTAAGACTTGGATCAGTGGTAACTTTCTAATTTTAGCAGATGTCACAAGATAATATAAATATAAACATACAGGAAACTAACGATATTATTAATATTGTAAGCTCGGAAACTACTGAAGTTATTGATATTAATGTAGGTGAAACTGTAGAAGAAGTTACTTTAAATATTACTGAGGAGATTATTCAGGTAAATATTAATAAAGTTACAGGTGGTGGTGGAAATCAAACTTTAGCAGAAACTTTAGCGTTAGGAAATGTAACAGGTGGCGAAAATATTGTTATAAATAATGCTGATTCTATTCAATTAGAAAATTCATCAACACTAAAAAAAGGTACTTATAATTATGGTGGTAATGGTGGTATTTCTCGTATATGCTCAAATAATTATGAGGATATGTGGCAAGATGGATTTAGACACGTATTCGATCAAAGTGGCTTTATAAGAAATTCAACTAATTGTTTTGATATAGTACCTGATTCATCTTTTGATGTTACATTAAGATTTAAAATTGGTTCTATTTGGACTTTAGATAATGGAACTAATTATATTTGTACTGATGCTACTGAAGGTGATGCAGTTTGGGAGCTTTACAATGTAATACCAACTAACACAAGTGATTTAACTAATGATAGTAATTTTGTATCAGATGCTAGTTATGTGCATACTGATAACAATTTTACTACTGCAGAACAAACTAAATTAGCAGGTATTGAAGTAGGTGCTGAAGTTAATGTAAATGCTGATTGGAATGCTACAAGTGGTGATGCTGAAATTTTAAATAAACCAAGTATTCCTGCAGCACAAATTCAATCAGATTGGAATCAAACTAATAATGTTTCTTTAGATTTTATTAAAAATAAACCTACTATTCCGTCTATTAGTGGGTTAGTTCCATATACAGGTGCTACTTCTGATTTAGATTTAGGAAGTAAAAATTTAAAATCTAATAACATATTTGAAGGTTTTAGTTCAATTGTAGCTTCAGGTACATTAATAACTTTAACTATTGATTCAGTACCTACTTATGTAGTAACAGGAAGTGGTGGACAAACTATTAAATTACCAAACGCAACTACTTTACCGAATGGTGCTGTATATTATTTTAATAATAATCAAAGTAGTGGAGCAATAACTATAAATAATAATTCTAATACTTTAATAGCTTCAGTTCCTAGTGGTGGTTTTACTCAAATTACTTTATTATCAAATGCAATAGCAGCAGGTAGTTGGGAAAGACACGAACAAGCACCTTCTAATGTAAGTTGGAGTACTAATACTTTTGATTATCCTGGCTCAATAACTTCTGCAACTTGGAATGGTGTATCTATTGCAGATAATAGAATAGCAAGTGCTTCAACTTGGAATGCTAAACAAGATGCTTTAGTTAGTGGTACAAATATTAAAACTATAAATTCTACTTCAGTTTTAGGTAGTGGAAATATATCTACAGGTACAGTTACCTCAGTTTCTGCTTTAACTTTAGGAACAACAGGAAGTGATTTATCTTCCTCAGTTGCTAATGGAACTACAACACCTGTAATCACTTTAAATGTACCTACTGCTTCTGCAACAAATAGAGGTGTATTAAGTTCAGCAGATTGGACTACATTTAATAATAAACAAAATGCTTTAGGATATACTCCTTATAGATTTTCAAATGCTTCTTGGTCAACAGTAACAGGGACAACTTCTAAAACTGTGGTTGCTACAACTACAATAGCAGCTAATACATTTAATTCAACGGATATAATGAAATTAGCATTTAGAGTTAGTAAAACAGTTGCCGCTTCGTCTACAACAATAAGAATAGAAATAAACACAACCAATACAATTACAGGGGCTACTATTATTGCTGCTTATGGTATGGCATCTGGAGTAACTTTTGCAAATTTACAACGCACAATATCAATAAATGGAGGTACAACTGCGGGAGTTAGTGCATCAATTACAAATATTATTAATGATTTTGCTATAAGTTCTACAGCTTCATTTTTAACAACAATATCTTCTTATAATGTTGCCAATCCTTTATATGTATTTTTTACAGTTCAAAATGGAGCAACAGGAGACTCGACAACTTTTGACTTTGCTAATATAACAAACTAATGAAATCAATAATAGATAAATATACAGGTCAATTAATATGTGCAACAACAATTCAGTTAGAATTGTTTGAAAATGAAATATTAATTGATGAACTTTTAACTGAAGTTATGGGAAACCCTTATTTTGATTTTGATACAAGAACTTTTTATAATAAAATTTAATATATGATACAAAAAACTAATATACAGGGAATAATAGCAGTTATTATTATAACAGTAGGTTTATATATACTTGGGTGGGATAATGCTTCTAACGATGTTAGAATAGCTGTAGTAGGTTTAATGGGTAGCGTTATAGGTTACTATTTCGGAAGTTCAAAACAAAATAGAAATGAATAATCAAGATCACAACGCAATATCAATAGGTTTTGGTAGTGTACTATCAATATTCTCTTATATTGCAGAAAACCCATTTATACAGGATGGTACTCAATTATTAAAAGTAGTTGTGTTTGGTATTGTCGGTGGTGCTATGGGATATTTTGGTAAATTAATAGCGATTGAAATACATAAAAAATTAAAGAAAAAATGAAACTATTATTAAAAAGAATTCATAAAACAGATAAATCTACTATTGGTGAATTATATATTGATGGTAAATTTGAATGTTATACTTTAGAAGATGTAGAGCGTAAAGATAAAGTATATGGTAAAACAGCTATTCCTAAAGGTAGTTACGAAGTAATTATGAATATGTCTAATAGATTTAAAAAGTTAATGCCTTTGCTATTAAATGTACCTAATTACGAAGGTGTAAGAATTCACACTGGTAATAAAGCTGAAGATACTGAAGGTTGTATATTATTAGGTAAAACTAGAGGAATTGATTTTATAGGTAACTCTAAAAAAGCTGTAGCTGATTTTTATATTAAATTAGAAAAAGAATTAAAAACTAAAAAAGTAACTTTAACAATTGAATAATATGAATAATATTCCTGAGCCAATTA